ACCTGGAGCCGCAGCTCGCACCGGGTGGCGCCCTCGGTCACATCGCGGACTGGGGCTCGAAGCTGACCGGCGCAACGTTGCGGATCGCCGCCTTGCTGCACTTGGCCGAGCACCCCACGGACGGATGGAGACGTCAGGTCGGCGTCGAGAGTCTGCGACGTGCCGTACGGGTCGCCGGCTACTACCGCGCCCACGCCCTCGCCGCGTTCGACGAGATGCGTGCCGATCCGACGATGGCCGACGCACACAACCTGCTCAGCGTGATCCGTCGCATCGGCAAGGAGCAAATCTCCACCAGGGACATATTTTCCGCCGCGAGCCGTTCGGTGTTCCCGAAAGTCGGAGACCTCGCGCCCGGACTGGCGATGCTCGAGGACCACGGCTACCTGACGGCAGAACCCCAACCCGAGCGAGCCGGTTCACCCGGCCGCAAGCCCTCGCCGCTGTGGAACGTCAACCCGCACGCCCTGGCCGCACAATCCGCACAATCCGCAGAAAGGCATCCGGAGACGGGTACTGCGGATAGTGCGGATACTGCGGGACCCACCGGACCCACAAGGGCCGCATCATGACCGTCCCCCGCGACGACCAGCACGAGCTGCTACGGGAGTACATCGTGGCCGCTCTCTACGACCAGAAGGACGCCGACCTCGCGCTACGGATCGCCGCACACCTGGACGCCGGCCGATTCGACGTCATGTCGCGCTTCGACCTCGACGACGACGACCAGCCCGACCCGAAATCCTTGACGTACGTCGTGGTCGTCGAGGTCTCCGACGGTCGCGCCCAGCTCTGCGCCGTTCACTACACGAGGCTCGGTGTCAGCGACGACGAGGCCGTGATGGAGCTCCAGGCGATACTCGCGCAGCACGGCGTCGGCATCCCCGACGACGTCTCGGAGCTGGACACGCCGTGACGTGGACCTGCTGCGTCGAGTGCGGTCGACCCTCACCGGCCAGCCGCTGCTCGACCCACGCCGTGGTCAAGCCGAGCGCGACCGCTCGCGGGTACAACTCAGCGTGGGCCGCTCTGTCCCGACAGGCTCGACGGCTCCAGCCGTTCTGCTCGCGGTGCGGGTCCGACCGAGACCTCACGGCTGACCACCTGGCCTGGCCCGCGACCTCGCTCGCCGACGTCCAGGTGTTGTGCCGCCGGTGCAACTCCAGCAAGGGAGCGGCACGGTGATGGTCACCAGAGTCTCTGTGCGCCACGCTGAGCGACGCAGCGTCGTGCCGACACCTGGGGCCGGACTCCCCCCCACCGGGCCTCTCAGGACCCTCATCCAGCCCGAGTTTCGGTTACAGACTGGTTGCCCAACCGCCCTGCGACTCGTGCTCGACGCGCAGCCACGCGGTTGGACCGTAGACGATCGTCCGATCGTCTACGGAGGTCACAGTCAGCACGCCGTTCTCCTTGCCTATCGAGTACTGCGATTCGCCGCTGAACGGTTCTTCGAATCCCTCGCTGGTCACCTTGAAGTCCATCCCGCGAGGTTAGCGTGAGGGCCGGCCCAAAGGCGGCCGTCACGGCTCCACCGCTGGACCTCTCCACCCTGCCAGCGCCGGGCTGGCGCCGGGTCGACAGGTTCGCCCGGGAGTACCTGAAGGTGCCCAAGGGCCACGGCGCTCTTGGTCCCTTCCGGCTGCGTCCGTGGCAGCTCGACATCGTCAAGGCGCTGTATCCGGTGCGGCGCCGGCCTCGACAGGGGCTCGTGTCGATGCCGCGGGGGAACGGCAAGTCCGGCCTGGCCGCGGTGCTCGCGCTCTACGGCCTGTTCGCCGATGGTGTCGAGGGCGCCCAGGTGCTGATCGTCGCCTCGGACGAGCGGCAGGCCCGCATCATCTTCAACGCCGCTCGTCGGATGATCGAGCTGGAGCCGCGTCTCGCCGAGCAGGTCCAGGTGTTCCAGGACAGGATCTACGTCCCCGCCACGGACTCGAGCCTGCTGCCGCTACCGGCCGAGCCCGCCGCTCTGCAGGGCTGGGATCCCTCGCTGGTCATCGTCGACGAACTGCACGTCGTCACTGAGCCGGTCTACGACGCGATGCAGCTCGCGTCCGGGAAGCGTGCGACTTCCCTGCTGCTGGCGATCTCGACCCCGGCCGACAGTCCAGAGAGCGTGATGCACCGCCTGGTCACCTACGGCCGGGAGAGCCCGGACGACAAGACGTTCGTGCTGGTCGAGTACGCCGCCCCGACCGGCTGCGACGTCGACGACGAGACCGCGTGGATGGTCGCCAACCCGGCGCTGGGGGACTTCCTGGCGATCGACGCGCTGCGCTCGACGTTGAAGACGACACGCGAGCCGGTGTTCCGTCGCTACCGGCTCGGTCAGTGGGTCGGCCAGGTCGACACCTGGCTGCCGTGGGGCGCATGGGCAGCCCTGGCCGACGCGACCCGGATCGTGCCCGACCGGGAGCGGATCGTGCTGGGTTTCGATGGCTCGGCGAGTGGCGATAGCACCGCCCTCGTCGGCTGCACCGTCGCGGACCCGCACGTCTTCACCATCAACGTCTGGGCCAACCCGGGCGACCCACGGTGGCGCGTCCCGCGGGCCGAGGTCGACGCCGCCGTCGACGCCGCATTCGACCGGTACGACGTCGTCGAGCTGGCAGCTGACCCGTGGGGATGGAGATCCGAGGTTGAGGCATGGGCCGGCCGTCACGGTGCCCGCCGCGTCATCGAGTGGCCGACGAACGTGCTCGCCCGGATGGGTCCCGCCACCGACCGCACCTACGCCGCGGTGGCCGAGGCGACCTTGACCCATGACGGAGACCCGCGGCTCGCCGCGCACGTCACCAACTGTGTCGCCAAGGCCACCCCGGCCGGCGACGTCGTGGTGAAGGACAAGAAGTCCAGCACGCGCAAGATCGACGCCGCCGTCGCGGCGATCGTCGCCATCGACCGCGCCGCGTTCTACGCGGCGAACCCAGCAACCGAACGGACTGTGAGCTTCCTATGAAACGCGATGACCTGCTCTACTCCCTGCTCTCCGGCCTCGACGAGACCCGCGCCGGCCTCGTCGAGCTGGACCGCTCCTACACCGGCACGTCGAACAAGCTGGCGTTCCTGGCTCCGGAGGTCGCCGAGCAGCTCCGCGGCCGACTGAACATCGTACGGCTGGGCTGGTCCCGGCTGGTGGCGAACGCCACGGAGGAACGCCTCGACGTCGAAGGGTTCCGGCTCGCTGCCGGTGAGCCCGCCGACGCTGAGCTCTGGCGCATCTGGCAGGCCAACTCCATGGACGAGCAGTCCCAGCAGGCCCACCTGGAGGCCCTCGTGCTGGGCCGGTCGTACGCCCTCGTGTGGGCCGGCCGGGACCGGCGTACGCCCTCGATCACCGTCGAGTCGGCACGTCAGGTTCACGTCGTACGCGACCCGGCGACCCGCGTCGTCACCGCGGCGATCAAGCGGTGGCACGGTGACGGTGTCGGACATTCAATGCTGTACGAGCCCGAGCGGATCACCCACTTCGTACGGCAGCACACCAGCCCCGACGACGCCGAGGTCTCGCTGGTCGGGATCTCCGGCTGGCAGGTCAGCGAGGTCATCGAGAACCCACTGGGCGTCGTGCCGGTCGTCCCGCTGGTGAATCGTCCCCGGCTGATGCTCCCCGACGGTGAGTCCGATCTCAGCGAGGTCATTCCGTTGGAGAACGCCGCGTCGAAGCTCGCCACCGACCTGATGGTGTCCGCGGAGTACAGCGCCGCACCACGACGCTGGATTACAGGAATGGACCTCGGCGGGCAGCAACGCGCCAACGCGACGGCGGAGAAGGTGACGGCGAAATGGGAGCAGGCGCCGGCGTCGAAACTCTGGATCGCTGGTGCCGCAGACACCCGGTTCGGCCAGTTCCCGGAGGCCTCGCTCGACGCCTACGTCTCCGGCATCAGGATGCTGACCCAGCAGGTCGCCGCTGTCGCCGGCCTCCCGCCGCACTACCTCGGACTGTCCAGCGAGAACCCCGCATCGGCCGACGCGATCCGCTCCAGCGAGGCCGGTCTGACCGCCAAGGCCCGGCGCCGGCAGCGCTGGTTCGGTGGCGCCTGGGAGGACGTGCTTCGCCTGGCGGTCCACGTCCGCGACGGTGTCCCCGCGGTCGCCCTGGACAGCCTGGAGACGGTCTGGCGGGACCCGGAGACCCGCACCGTCGCCCAAGCCGCCGACGCCGCCGTGAAGCTCGTCCAGAGCGGCATCGTGCCGCCTCAGCAGGCACGCATCGACCTGGGCTACTCCCCCGTCCAGCAGGCCGCGATGGACGCCATGACCCCCACCCCAATAGAGAGGATCGCTAGATGACCACCGAGGCGTCGATCACCCCAACCCAGCCCGAGCCCGCCGGCACCATCAGCCCGGCCGATCCGGAGCCGAACGCCACGATCACGCCGACTGCGTCAAATGACGCAGACGAGCCCGACACGTTCCCCCGCGACTACGTCGAGAAGCTACGGAACGAGACCGCGAAAGTACCGCACTAGGGCCGCTCACGCCGACGTCCTCGCGGAACGGCTGCTCGCCGCGACAGTCCGGGAGGCGACCGTCGAGCTGCTCGCCGATCCTTCCGACCTGCCGCTCGACGACGACCTGGTCGACGACGAAGGTCTGCCCGACCTGGAGAAGATCACCGAGGCCGCCAAGGCCCTGGTCGCCCGCAAGCCTCACCTGGCCCGGCGACGCCCGGTCGGCGACGTCGGCCAGGGTGCCAGGACCGAGTCCGCGCCGACGTCGCTGCTCGAGTTGCTACGCGGGAGCGCCTAGAGGGGCGGGCGCGCGGTAGCGCAACCTACTCCCCGGTCGCCCCGTCGATCGACTCGCGAAGGAGATCGGCGTGGCCGTTGTGGCGGGCGTACTCCTCGATGAGATGACACAGGATCCACCGCAGCGAAATACGTTTCCCGTCGTCCTGCTCCTCGGAGAGGGAGGAGAGGCCGTCGGAACTAGCCAACGCGTCGGCGATGACTCGATTGGACACATCGATCGACTCGTCGAACCAGGCGAACAACTGCGGCGGCGTCGCACCGTTCGCTGAGGTGAAGGACCAGCCGGGGTCGTCCTGATCAAGGTCGTCAAACCAGGAGGGCTTTGCGATGCCGCCCGCAAAGAACTGGTTGAGCCAGCCAGACTCCACCACGGCTAGATGTTTGATCAGGCCGCCCAGGGTCAGCGTGGACGGCGGCGCGGTCGCCGAGAGCTGGTCGGCCGTCAGACCCCCGCACTTCCAACGAAGGGTGTCCCGCTGATAGTTCAAGAAGCCTAGAAGAGTCGCCGCTTCATCAGACGTCGGCGGCGGGTCGGATCGGTCCTCAGCGTGGAATTCGGTCATGGCTGGAGCGTATCGACGAGGGGTCGGAAGGTGAAAGGGCCGAGCGAGCGGTCACGCTGTCGTAGCGGCTAGTGCCGGATACAGCACGCCGAACGAAGGACTGCGGGATTGTCAGACAATGCCGTAGACTTCAGGCGACGGTCCTGGTGGCCGCTGCACGCCCTGCCTGGTGCTCGACGTGAATCCCCCGGCCGTCTCTCTGGACGGTCGCCCTCACGTCCCAGGAGCGACACCATGGCTCAGAACACACAGACCACCGCCGCTGGCGGTGCCCTCACTCAGCAGCAAGTCGCCGACCTGCTGCTGCAGCCGCTGCAGGCCAAGTCGGTCTTCCTCGCAGCCGGCCCGCGGATCTTCGACACCGACGGCGGCAACAACCTCCGCATCCCCAAGCTCGTCTCGTCCACCGGCGCGACGTTCGTCGCCGAAGGCGCCACGATCCCCGACGACGACACGACGTTCGGCGAGATCACCCTGCTGCCCAAGACCATGCAGGCCGTCAAGGTCATCACGAAGGTCTCGGACGAGCTGCTGCGGCAGTCGATCGTCGCCCTCGACCAGGTCCTGAAGGACCGGCTCGTCACCGACATCGCGGCCGCCCTGGACAACGCGTTCATCAACGGCCCCGGCACCACCCAGCCGCTGGGGATGCTCGCGGCCGCGGGTACGCAGTCGATCGTCGTCACCGGCGCCGCGACCACCGACCTGCTCTACGACATGAGCGCCAAGCTGCTCACCGCCAACGTCGACCCGACCGGCGCCCGCTGGCTCATCACGCCCTACGTCTTCAACGTGCTGCGCAAGACCAAGGCGTCCGGCACCGGGGATTACATGATCCAGCCCGACCTCACCGCGGCCGGGAAGTTCCAGCTGCTCGGCTGGCCGGTCGACGTCACGAGCCGCATCCCCACCGGGGGCAGCGCGACCTACTACTCCAAGATTGTCCTTTGGGTCCCGTCGCTCTACGCGGTGGCCCGCGACATCGCCCCGGAGGTCAAGGTGCTCACCGAGCGCTACGCCGACACCGGGCAGGTCGGCATCCGGGTCCAGGCCCGCTACGACGCGGCGCCGCTGTACCCGGAGGCGGTCGTCATCGCCACCAACGTCACCGGCGGACCGTAGGCCGTAGCGGCGTCAACCTCACCTGGCGCTTCCGCCGATGGTTCGGACGTGTCCGGGAAGGAAGGCCGGCGAGGGGGGACCTTTCACCCCCGGTGACCCGACCTGCGCCGCTCTAGCTCCGGTGGGCGAGGTCACGGCATGGCGGCGCCAACCGGGAAACGACGATGCCCCCGCCGACAATTGGGCCCGGCGGGGGCATCGTGCTGGGGGGTCTGCTGTCGATCTTGCTAACGGATTGCTAACGAACCTGTTAGCAAAGGGCAGTACGCAACGTCACGAGCGCGAGAGACCCCGGCGCGTTTCCCCAGGTCAGACGGCATATTGCTGGACTCAGGACTACCGGCCAATACGCTTGTGGGGGGTGTTCAAGTCCCCCCTCGGACACTGGTTTTCGTACATGACCCAGTCGCGTTGTGGATGGCGCTGGGCGAAGATTTCGCTGCGCTGATGCCTGCTTCGGCCTCGGCGGTGCGAGTGGCCGGGTCGTACACGATGCCGACATCGAGCAAGCGGTACAGAGCGGCCTTGTCGGTGGGATCGGCGGCAGCTAGCGCCGCGGGAACGTCACCCAAGGCCTGAATGATCTCTCTTATACGGTCCGGACCAGCGTCAAGATCGACGGGGAGCTCGGCCAGTTCCGACTGTGCCGCTCGCTGTTCCGCGAGAGCCCTGTTGCTCCAAGAAACGACGAGGGCAGGGTCGGCTCCTTCCCCGGCGAGACGCTCGTAGTGGCGCAGGGCCTTCGTCGCCGCGTCGAGGCGGTTCTGGGCTGCTGCGCGGCGGCTGGCCTCGGCAAGGCCGGGTTGGCCAGCGGCCGCGGCGAGCCGGACGACCGTCTGCTCGAGGTTGGCCGGGTGGAAGAGACTGCTGATCCAGGCGTCGAGCGGCGGGACGATGTGAGCTTCGGGGAGGTAGGACGTGCGGGGATGGTCTTGCGCGGAGGGACCCAGCAGGGTCTTGCCTAGGCAGCGGTAGTGGGCCTTCCCGTTGTTCCAGGCACCAGTCATCCGACGATCGCAGGCCGCGCATCTGACTCGTCCGCTAAGCCCGGAT